ACATGGATGACCAAATCACCACTGGTCAAATCGCAACAAACGCAGTCACCACTGCAACCATCGAAGCGGGTGCGATATCCACTGCAAAGCTAGAGGCTGGAGCGGTCACGGCTGCCACGGTAGATGTGGACGAACTGTTTGCTAATGATGCTGTAATCGGTGCTATTCAGGCTTCTTCTATTACCACTGCTGCCATCGTCTCTTCGATTGGTGACTTTGAGTTTATAGATTCGGACAACATCGCGGCGGATGCGATAACGGCAGGGAAAATTGACGCTTCAGCCATAGACACCCGAGAGTTGAATGCAAACGCGGTGACGGCAGAGAAAATTGACGTAGTAAAACTGTCGGCAATATCTGCTGATGTGGGGGAAATAACTGCTGGCACAATCAACGCTGATGTCATCAAGTTAGACAATCTGACAATGGACACTGACGCCAACAACAATCTTGTCATCAAGAATTCTGGCGTCGACTCGGTGCAGATTAAACCAAACGCTCTGGGCACAACTAAGGGCGACTTCAGCGCTTCTCAAGCTGCCGAACAGTACACGGCAAGCTTTAATGATTTTTTAGCTTCTGACCCCCCTTACCAATACGGGACTATAACCCTTGAAGCAATAGCTGAGTTGACATTTACGACGCCGCTGACAACATCAGACACCTTGCAGTACATCATTCAATGCGAATCTTTTGCGAATGGTACATCGTCTTCTAGCTCGCAGACCATGCTAGTTTTGCACGTCCAGAGGACGAACAGTCTTGGTCAAGCGTATGACATAAACGGAACGCGGTCTGGTGATGATAACTTCTATGCTGAAGTCATCCATCTTTTATCTAAAGCTACTGGGAGTATCAGCATCCCTGCTGCTAGGGATTTAAGGGGTGGAAGTACGGTTTATATCAAACTCTATGGTTTCCAAAAGAACATTTCGGATCCAAGTTGGAGAAATACCTTAGCAGGGGTGGAGGCTCTAGCCAGATGACGTACTACTACCGCACATCCGATAGAACGCTAGTCGTAGATTATCAGCAGTTGAACTATACCCGAAGGAATGAAGCCTTAGCGGAAACCGACTGGACGCAGACAAATGACTCGCCCCTCTCAGGCGCGGATCAGATAAAATACCGCACATACCGACAAGCCCTGCGCGACCTAACAACGCACGAAAACTGGCCTGAGCTTCAAGAGGAAGACTGGCCCACACTGGAGATTTAGATGGCTACTCAAGTACAGTTCCGTAGAGGAAGCACGTCACAGCACAATTCGTTCACCGGCGCTGTCGGAGAAATCAGCGTCAACACAACGACAGAAACGCTACACGTCCATGACGGGTCAACTACTGGCGGTTTCCCTTTAGCTAGGGCTGACGGAAATAATGTTGTCAATTGGGATGTAACCCGTGTTGATGTTTCTGGCGTCTACGAGATGAACGGAACCACTATCATCGACGCTAGCAGGCAGTTCGTCGGCGCTGGGCTTCAGATTGACACCACTAGTTCCAACTCTGTTGATTTCCAAGTTGTTGATAGCCAAGCCAATGCCAGTTTTAACGGCGCAAGAATTGACTACACCAGCACAGGGACGGATACCCTAACTGCTGACAGGAGTAAGGTTGCCCTGAACATTGTCGCAAATAGCGATGTCGCGGGCGGGGACACCAGCAACGAGCACAGGTTACATGGAATAAGGTTAGTCACGAAAGCCACGGGGGACAGCGACCTCATCTACGGTGTTTATAGCAGCGCAGAAGCAGAACAAACCACCGGCACAGTCTCTGCGCTTTATGGCTCTTATAATCAGGCGTTAGCCGATGCTGCTGCTGGTCAGATCAGCACCACCTACGGCTCCTACAACCTTGCCAGCCTTACCGCCAGTTCGGGCGCGACGTTAGTTAATGTTTATGGGAGTTACAGTCTGGCGAACTTTTCTTCAACGCAAGACTCCGATGTCACCAAGATGGTCGGCAATGCGGGTGAAGTCCAAATAGCAGCCTCGACAGGTCAGACAATATCAAATGGGATGTGTTTCGAGGCGCAGTTCGATAACAACTCTGCTGGCGCTACGACAATTAATAACGGTTATTTGTTCTACGGCAACTACGCGGGCACTCTCCCCACCAATGCGTGGGGTCTGTACATCAATGATGATGTCAAAAGCTATAGTGCTGGCGGTCTTCTAATAGGCACGACAGAAACCAGCCCTTGGAACAACGGCACCGCCACTGGGATCTATTTGGTATCTGGCGGGAGGATTGGAGTTGCGGCATCTGAAGAGCCGGGTCTTGATGCAAACCGCGTTACCACGACGGGTGATATCGTTCGGGCCAGATATGAAGGCGTCAACCTCGGTGCCTTATCGTCATTTGACCAAGGCGGGACGGAGCGCATCGCTCTCACCAACGCTGAAGGCAACGGGATTGGCGTGAGGCGCAGCGATTCTACCACATATCAAATAGTCCCGTTAGTCGGCAGAGCTACGGTTACAGACCCAGCGGCAGATTTAGGAAGCACAACGTGGCGCTGGCAGAATCTTTTTCTTCATGATGGGGTTGTCTTTGGAGATGCAGGAGGCTCTGGCACCACTACAGGAACAAAGCTCGATGCTTACGAAGAAGGGACTTGGACACCGGCCTATACGACTTCCAACAGTGACGGCACCTTTACGCACGACGAAGTTTGTGTAGGGTATTACACACTAATCGGTGATTTGGTCTATGCGGCTTTCAGGATACGAACTGACGCGGCAAGCGGGGTCACCGGCAACTTATATCTTTCGGGCCTGCCTTTCGCGGCGAAGAATGTCAGCCGAGTAGGGCAGAATGGCTCTCTAGTCGTTGGTCGAGCGGCTAACTTCGGAACCTACTGGCCCGTCATGGGTTACGTTGCGGATAATGCGTCGTACATCAATATCTTGGCGCTTTCATCCCTCAACGCAAACAATCAAATAACTGCTGCCAACATCTTAGCACTTGGCACAACAGCGAATCAGAACGACCTGATGGGTCACATCGTTTATAAGAAAGCATAGGAGGAACACATGCTGACAGAATCAACCGAAACAGACAAAGTAGAGATCACCACACACCCGCAATGGAAAATGGTGGGGGTGCGAACAGCTACTGTCGTGTATCGCGATGACGTGGAAATATCGCGCAGCAACCACAGGAAAGTGATTAGCCCGATTGACGATTGGAGCGCCGAGCCTGCCGACGTGCAAGCAATCTGTAACCTGTACCACGACGCTGATGCCATCGCCGCGTTTCAGGCCTCTTTGAATTCTAGCGAATAACGGGGCTAATGATGTCTGACAGAGCAGAGCAAGCCCTAGAAAAGATCGCCAAGCATGAGCAAGAATGTGCCCAGAGATGGGGGGAGGCTCTAGTGGAGCTTCGAGAGCTACGTAAGGCTACTGATGCCCACGCTCTGCGTTGGGAGAAGCTGGCGTGGCTTGTTGTCGCCTCTGCCGTGACGGGTGTTGTCACTGTTGTGGTAAGTAACCTCCAGTGATTATCGAGGCTGTTGCAGCGGTGACGACTGCCTGCAAAGCCTTGGAAATGGCGGCGGGAGCGGCCAACAACATTGAGTCCTTGGGCGTCTTCATAGGGCGCATGGGGGCCGCAGAATTCGACCTACAGCGAGCCAAGAACCAAACCAGAAGCATGAACGAGGCCGAGGCTGCAAAAGCGGTCATGGCCGAAGAGATGGTTCGCCAGTCCAAGGAAAATATCTACAACGTGTTCCTTGCTACAAATCGGCTGGATTTGTGGAACGACATGCAAAGGAAGATGGCCGAAGCTAGGAAGGCGCGACAAGAAGAAATCAAGCGGCAAGAATTAGCTGCCAAGAAGCGCAAAAAGCAGATGATCGAGGTTCTGATTGTTCTCGCTATCGCCCTTGGGTTAGTCCCTGTGGCCATTGCACTGGTGGTCTGGTGGGCTACGTCTTAACTATGATCGTCGGGATAGTGCTGGCTGTCTGGCTGGCTTACACAATTTGAGGCAACCATGTACCAATACCATCAGCAAAGACCCACCCCTCATTATTTATTCGACGTTGCACAAGGCAAGATGTGGGATCAGTCAGCCGTCAACATCTTTGGATTCAACACCCTTGTGGGAACATCCTTCGAGACGCTATGGAACGACGGTGGAGCGTATGTATTCCCTTCCTCAGCTGTTACCATGGATCTGGTTTCAACGAGCGCTATCGACACCATGGACGTTCTAGTGGCGGGATTGGATTCCAGCTACAACCAGATCACCGAGACTGTAACTCTCACGGGCACATCAGCAGTCACAACTTCTGCGAGCTTCCTGCGGGTTAACTCTGCCATCATCCTGTCAGGGCAGAACGCTGGTGAAATCTCTATCAGCAATGGCGGCACAACCTACGCTTTCATCGGCACCAACCTGGGAACCACGCAGGCTTGCATCTACACGGTGCCAGCAGGGTATTCGCTCTACATCTTCCGCATCGACTTCAACAGTGCGACAGCTAACCCGAACAAGTATCTAACGGTTAGAAACAAGCTAGCCAATGACACTGGGAGGGTTCTTCACGTCGCAGAGGCGACATTTGCGACCAGTCAGGTAAGCTATGACCGGCAGGTGCCGTTCAAGATAGCGGAAAAGACTGACTTTGAGTTCCAAGCGAAGTCCAGTAGCGGTGACAATGAAGTTGCTGTCTTCGTGGAGTGTGTGTTGATTAAAAACTAGGAGAATTGAATGATCACAATTGACGGCGTTGAGTATACAGAAGAAGAGTTGACTGATGATGCGAAGCAGCGCGTCCGCAGAATTGCAGCGCACCGCGAGCAACTATTGGAGGCTATCATGCGTCAGCAGGAGCTAGAGCAGTTGATAACCTTCCAAGCTCAGTTGATTAAGCAAATCATGGAACCATCCGAGGAAGACGAATAGTTCCACGTGGAACACTAAGAAAGGTTGGAGGGGGAGGGCCAAGAAGTCCGCTTGGTTAGCAGCATCACTTTGTGTCGTGTGACACCTAGCTGGTCTGCCATCCACCTAGTGCTCATTCCCTCTCTCTGCCATTCGTAAATCTGCCGCTTGGTTTGCTCGCTGAACGGCGCTATCACTGAAGCTAGAACCTCAGAGATATACCGTTCTCTAAGTTTCTCTTGGCACACAATAGCTCGCATAAACATGTCTACCGGCGCTCCTTGTAGCTCGTATGCCTTTTGTGGCACTTCTGGCATCGTCTTGTTATCCCCTTTGTGAGTTCCTTAGTCTCAAATAACCCTTTGCAGTTCATGCAAACTTGCATATCGCGAGGAACGCCGTAGGGCAGTTGTGTGATTTGACCGCCTTCCTCTAGAAATTTCTTGACGGCTTCATTCATCGCTGCCCCTCCGTTTGTGCTACAGCATAGCCGACAGAGCCTAGCTGCGCTTTCAAAGGATAATGCGGCAGATCTGCGCGTACCTTCTCTACCAATTGCTCTATCCAGTTTGGCACGTTTTCTGGCCTCGGCACTGGTTTCCCAGCATATTCAACACCGGCGAGATGCTCTAGCAGTCTTGTGGCTATGGTTTCCGAATCTGACGTTACATTAGTCTTGCCCTGCCCGTCCTCAGTCTTGCTGCTGGAGAGCTTGTTGAGCTTTTTTCTTATGTCAGCCGGTGATGGGAACGCAGACTGTTCTTCCGTTAGCTGGCCCAACGCTTCAGTCATTAGAGAAACGCTTTCTCGTGCAAAGGCTTGATAGTGAACCTTGCCAAGCTCAGGCCAGTCGCGTTTCTTGAAAGGGTGCAAGGCGAACCACTGTTTGTAGAGCGCCGTGAAATCTTCTTTTGTTGTATCCATATCCTTCCCCTGATTCATATGATATCCCAGGTTTTGAAATATCAGTTTAAGTGCCGCAGTCGATCGCTTTGACGGTGAATGTTGCGGGCCGCACACAAGCGACCTGTCTCTCATGCCCCAGTGGGGAGGCTGACGCTGCGGCTCGCCTGCCTGAATTACCCGCTGGACTATACTAACCTAGAACGGGATCCCGTCATCAACTTCTGGTTGTTGCTGGACTACTGGTGCCTGCTGACCTTTGCCCCTTTGCACATCAGCGAATAGCTCGCCTTTTTTGTTGAGCTTGACCTCCATGTTTATCCAGCCTTTGTCGGTTTCTTGCGTTAGCAGCCACGCCATCAACCGTTCTTTTTCGATATTGATGCGAAACTTAACAAAGTCTGGTGAGTTGGGCCAAGGCTCTTTGACATAAAGACCATCAGCAAATTCTCTATCACTCATAGATACTCCAAGATTATCGTGGTTAGCGCCGCTGATATAGCGGCTATTGCAGTCACTAGCACAACATCGCGCCAGCCTGTTTCGTTTAAGGGCTCATGCTGCCCTATTAGCGCCTTCTCAGGCGTTTTTTCGACCTCCGTGATATGTTGCATAGGTTTAGGGGTTGCGCCCCCTGAGGAGAACTCTAAGGCGTTTTGCTCTGGCCTGCGCAACGTGTATTGCAAACCGTTACGGTTGATAAGCCCTTTTCTTTTAGCAAAACTTAGCGCGTCGCTCATTTGCTTGGTGGTTTTGTGCAACCCTAGGAGCCTTAGCTGCCGCCGCATTTCTAAGGCTGTTAACGGCTGCTTCGCTTGCAGTAACGTGGTGATTTTTTCGTACATTGTTGTCTTGTGCCAATCTGTCTGCGAGCGGCTGACAATCGGCTCTACAACAACGTCAAAACAGTAACCTTCCCCCGTTTTTTTCGTAATGAAAAGTGATTGCTTCGACTTCATGTTCGTCGTTGCAACCCGCACCTGCCGCATTGTTATCGGGCTTCCCTTTGCCTGCAACTTATCCAGTATCTGCAGCGTTGTTAGCTCCCCTGTCTTTTCAATCAGGTCGTATATATCCCGAGACATCCCTTTCTTTCTTGGCCTCATTTCTTCTCACCTCCTAAGCTCATCAGTTTGCGCTGGTAATCCTCTGGCAGTTTTGCGACAACAGCGGATCTCAGGTTTTTTGTTGCGCCCATTTCTTTGAAGACGGCTTGGATCCCGTCAGCGTCAGTGCCGGCATCGACGAGGTCTATTATCTTTGCTTGATATTCTGTGACTTTATCCTCATCCACGACAGGCGCCTTCGGGGCGGGGGGAGCTGTTTTCTTATACTGCGATGTCGCTATGTTGCCGTCATCGTCCTCCTCAGCAGATATGCCGCAGGCCAGACACAGACTGTATCTTTTTGCGTATGTCAGAGCAGAACCAAACCCATGAGCGTTAGCCTTGCCGATGGGTACGGGCACTGGGCCAGTACAGAGCTCCTCGCCGTAACCGTAGAAACAGGTTTCCACTGATATACCTGCCTCTGTTGGCACGCTCTTTTGTATCAATGCGATGCCGTTAGCGTTCAGTGCTGGCTTGACGGCGTCTAACACGCTCGACAGGCTTGCGTATTTGCTGTTGAACGCTGGGTTGTTTGAGTCAAGCGCCGCGTGAGTCATCATTTCCTGCGCCTTTACGAATGCTTCAATCAGTGTTTGTTTTGAGTTCATTCAGTAGTTTCCTTATTTCGTTTTGGATGTAATCAAATCTCTCGACTGAGTTACGCGGGTGATCGCAGCTGCGGATATTTTCCATCAGCTGAGATGTGGGCAGCGGGACTAGCTCATCGTCTAGCCCTAACTGATCTTCAAACATGTCTGATTTAACGCGGCCCATTATAGGACCTCCGTCAAACAGCCGACCTGCCTGCCGTTGTGATAGAAAAAATACTGGCGAGCAGGGTTGGAGTTGATAACGTCAGCACGTTCTAGAGCAGCGCCGATATCTGACTCTTTGCCATTGTGCTGGTGTTGCATGGTTAGGAGTGAATCGTTGTTGCGCATATACTCAACGACAAATTGCATTTCTTCTCGGTTTTCAGCAATCAAGCCTTGAGGCCAGCCGCGATACCCGCCGTTGTCATCTTGGCCGTACCAGTGAACCTTGAACTCGCGGTCAGCGTCGCGGATCTTATCGCCGCTGCAATACTCGCAGAAAGGCATCATGCGGCCCATGTCATCCTCGGCATAGGTGCAGACTTCGTGGCAAACACCACACATGTCTGCATCTAGGGCGTGAGGGTTGTGAAAGTGATAATCTTGACGTTCCATGTTGATTCCCTGTTGTTGTTGATACCAGTATAAACTTTGAGTTTAGCAATACAAGTGACAAAATAAACTTTTTTTGTAAATTTAACTTGCACACTTTTGGTATATAGGTATTGTGAGGGGGATGGAAACAGAAGCATTCAAAAAAGTAGTTCAGATAGTCGGTTCAAAAGCCGAAATAGCTAGACAGTGTGGGGTAACAGACCAACACATCCAAAAGTGGAAAAGCAAAGTTCCTGCTGTTCACGTGGTAAAGTTGGAGAAGTTAACGGATGGAGCTGTCAGGCGCGAAGATCTACGGCCAGATGTTTTCTACGATTAGCGGTCAGTCCCTTGCCCCACCCTCCCTCCCCTGTTGTGAGGGGCTGGCCCTTTTTTTTACGGTAAGTCCTGCGCCGAAAGCAGCAGAGGCTTGTACGCAATTACGTACGAGTGCCGGTGGTTAGCCGGTTGGACAAAATGACCAACAACAATTCGACAGAAGCTGGGCGCATTAGTGGGAGCGCCAAACTGAACACTCGTTAATGGTGACAAAACTCTCCCCCTCTATTTTAGATAGACAGGGGAGTGGGTCAGGTCTGGGTCAGCCTCCATATACCGGAAAATGATTGAGTGAAAATACAGCCTGTTGATATGGATATCCTAGTGGGTCACCTAACCCCACTAAATGACACGACGTGGGAGCAACAAAATGGATGACATGGATAAGATCTTAAGTTTACTGAGTGAGCGTATTTATGAGTGGGAGGAGGCAAGCAGAGAAGCAATTGAAGCGGAAACAACTTTCAAGTCTTACGAAGCGGCTGTCCAGAAGGCGCACATGGATTCTGGGTCAAGTGCTGCTAAAGCGCAAATCGAAACAAGATCTAGCAAGCGATGGGCTGAGTACTACGCAGGAGTCCAGCGAACTAACCTAGAAGCTGAAAAAGTAAAAAAGCTGATATCACTAACTCAACTGATGTTTGACGCAGAGCGCACCAAGCAGGCGAATCAGCGGAGGATTGTGTAATGATACAAGGCAGTGATGAATGGCACTTATCTAGGATAGGCAACCTGACGGCGAGTAGATGCCATGACGCGGTTGCCAGAACAAAAAGCGGTTATAGCGCGTCGCGCTACAAGCTGATGGATGATCTTGTTAACGAAAGGCTCACGGGTGAGCGCAGAGTGATAACACAAAGCGCGGCAATGCAGTGGGGCGTAGAAACTGAGCCGTTGGCGCGACAAGCCTATGAGTTGATAAAAGGTTGTGATGTCTACGAAACTGGCAGTGTTCCGCATCCACTGATAGATGAATCTAGCGCTAGTCCTGACGGTTTAGTGGATGAGGACGGTTTGATAGAAATCAAATGTCCCAACACAACAACGATGGTCAATACAGTCATCAAAGGCGAGATACCTGAAAACTACAAAACGCAGATGATGTGGCAGTTAGCTTGTACCCAGCGGGATTGGTGTGACTTTGTCATGTACGATCCCAGGCTACCTGATAGCCGCAACATCTGGATAAAAAGGTTCCAGCCGTCAAGGGAAGAAGTAGAAAGTTTAGAGCTGGCGGTTATTGAATTCTTGCAGGAAACCCGCGACAGGGTACGGGATTATGAGGTTTCGATAGACGCAAATTTCGCAGCGCATTCATGAAAGCAAAGAAGGGCAACAGTGCAACCTTGCGAGCCAAGGCATTGAAGACGCTTCAAAAACTTGCAAGAATCGCTGCTGCTGATGATAACGGATATGCCAAGTGCGTTTCGTGCGGTAGGACAGATCACTACAAGAACATGGACGGCGGTCACTTTATCCCGAAAGGATCCTCAAGCCGGTGGGCGCTGGAAGAGCAGAACGTGCATCCACAGTGTAAGGGCTGCAACGGCTTCGGAATGAAGCATGGCAGCGCGGAAGCGCAGTACACAATATGGATGTTGGATTGGTACGGGAAAGAAGCGGTGGCGAACATGCTGGCGACCAAGAAAGACCCCGTGAAGTATTACGCTGCCGACTATCGTGAAATGATAGAAGACTGGGGCCAGCAGATCATGGCTCATGAAAGACGCTTGGGGGAGCGTGGCAGATGAGATCCCCACGGGTTGTAGCGCAAGACATGGTTAAGGCTATGGACGCAGCAGCCAAACAGGTCTGGGACTCTGAACCTAAAAAAGAATCGGATGAAAAGCTCAAGGCGTTGGTGTTTACCCACGTCTGCAATTCGTATTCAAGAAGAGGGGGCTATGGCAAGACCGAAACTACCGACTGATCCAGAGGTATTCGCAATAGAGTTTGAGGCATTGGGCGCGACCAACATAGCGGCCAAGTACAATGTCTCGGTGAGAAACGTGTTTGCTAAACGCAAGCGGGTGGAGGGCATGTTGGGCAGGACTTTGAACGTACCTGCGCACCTATCCAAGACAAACGGGCCGAGAAAGGCAGTTCGTCAGACGCTCACCATCAAGAAAGACAAAACTTTCTTGATCGGTTCAGACGCCCACTACGAGGCCAACACCGTAACCACGGCCCACCTTGCCTTTGTTGAGTTAGCGAAGCAACTCCAGCCAGATGTCATCGTCTTGAATGGTGACTTGATGGATGGCGCTAGCATCAGCCGCCACGCCCCACTGGGGTGGGAGGAAAAGCCCACAGTAGAGCAAGAGCTAAGCACTGTGACGCAAAGGCTCTTAGAGATTGAGAAGGCATCGCCTAACTCGGAGCGGTTTTGGACGATGGGCAACCACGACCAGCGCTTTGATATGTCGCTGGCGCAGAACGCGGCGATGTTTCAGGGGGTCCCAGGTTTCAGCTTAAAGGATCATTTCCCAAGCTGGACGTTTTGTATGTCCCTATGGGTAGAGGGCGCAGAAAAGCCCATTATGATCAAGCATAGGTTCAATGGCGGGGTCCACGCAGGCTATAACAATGCCCTCAAATCTGGGATACACATGGTCACTGGCCATACGCATCAAATGGAGTGTAAGTCTTGGTCTGACTACAACGCGCATCGCTATGGGGTGCAATGCGGGACGATGGCAGACCCGCACCAACCGACCTTTGACTATGCCGAGGACACGCCAAAGAATTGGGTGTCAGGCTTTGTCGTGCTTACCGTCCGTGATAACTTCCTACTGACGCCAGAGTTCGTGAAAGTTCACACACCCGCGGAATATGAGTGGCGAGGGCAAGTGCATAAGGTAGACTATCAATGATGAAAGAGATTGAGCCGGCAGAGTATATAGTCGCCAATCAACTGAACTATCTGAGTGGGAGAGTTGTACACTTGGTGACAGAATATGGGGCGACGAAAGACATACAGCTTCTAGAAGAAGCCTGCCGAGACCTTGCAACACTCGTTCAGCGTGAGCGGTTCATTGAGGAGAGATTCGGTGCCAACAGTCCTGATTGAGGATCTTGATATAAACTGTCAGGTGACGGTTATCATTTCAGAGTTGTATGAAGAAGCGCCAGAACCTAATCCTCCAGCGGAAATGCCAGAGGATCAGGAGCGGGAGAATATCTGGCTAGTTAGCAAGAAGGCCGCAGATTGAGATAGTCCTTGTGGACTCCGTCGCAGACTCTCTCGATGTACTGCTGCTCCTCCATTACTTCGTTTTCATAGTCGTTCTGACCGGCAGCAAAGAAGCCGACGATCAAGAGCAGGGCGAGAGGGTAACGTAGTTTCATGCGCCTGCCTCCGATGCCTCTTTGCCGCTAGCGATACAAGCGGCTATCGTTCTTTCTGCCAAATCTTCAGGCGCTAAGTCATAGGCCATCTGGCTAAAGAAAGTCAGGCCAGCAAAAATCACTTCTGCTGGGTTTTCGTCGTAAACCATGCCTGTGATAGCTAGTAACGCCTCGCGGTATTCACTCATTCTTTGTTCATTCATTACTCTCTCCTTGATAAATAATTGCAAAACCTCTTGCCCAGCGATACCGCTCCTGAAACGTATCGAGCTTGTCGCCTGCGTAGTGAAAGGCATAAACGCACTTGGTAGCAGCCCTGAAGTCTTTACGGGCCAGTAAACCAGACTTAATCATCTGATGCAGTTGATTGAATGCTTTGACTTCGGCTGACTGACCGACGTTCACCTTTGGGTCAATGCAAGTCGAAAGTCGAGCCAAGTGATAGGCTTTTTTCCATTGCTGTTTATTCATACTGATCCCCTTGGGCCGCTTACGCGGCCTCTTGTGGATTAAACTCGTCAACAAATAGTGATACTGGGCCGGCCCATTCCAACTCAAAGTCTGCTGTGTCCCAAGATTTGCGCTGGAGGGCGTAAACCCACCACACCCCAGACCTTTTTTCTAGGTCGTAATGGTATTCAGTATCGCCATGAGCTTTGTGCCCAGAAGTCAGTTCTGCTCGCTCGTTAGCCCAAAGGAAGCAAGGGAGGAAGGGGCGTTCAGCGACACGCATGAAGTCCAGCGTGTTGCGGAAGTAGAGGGCGGCACCCTGAAAGTAGCCATCGTGGTGGATGTAGAATGTGACGGTGCTGAAGCCGCTTTTGATTTGGTAGGTAGCTCTAGTGGACATTACACGGCCTCCCTTTTGACGGCAGTTTCGAGGATTATGACCAGAAGCTCCGCTTTGCGTACTTGGCGAACCTGCTCGCTGACCTTGTCCATAGGGTAGTCGGTAGGCATGTTGACCAAGCCATCTTCTAGCAGCCAAAGGCACTCACGGGCATTGATTAGCTGCTGTTCATAGCTGATGTCGGTTGGAAGGTTTGCAAATGATTTCATGATGTTTCCCTGTTGTTGATGGAATCAGTATACACCAAAAGTTTATAAGCACAAAGGGAAAAGGGTAAAAAAGTGTCTTTTTTATAAAGTTTTCGTGTATTGTTGGCGGTTAGCACATAATTGAATCCAAGACAAGGATCATAAATGGCTCTACTACGCCGATTTGCGTACCTAGAAAGCGGGACGCTGGGCAGGTTAACGATAGGTGACTGGGAATGCTTCACCATTGAGCGCCCTTGGAAGGATAATCAACCGAACGTATCTTGCATCCCTGAGGGAGTGTATGCCTGTCAGCCGTTCAGCGGTGAAAGGTTCAAGGACGTCATACAGATTATGGATGTACCGAACCGCAGCTATATCCTGTTCCATGTAGCTAACTTCCCGTATGACATTGAGGGATGTGTCGGTGTTGGGGACAGGTTTGTGTCAGATGCGCTAGAGCCTGCTGTCTATAATTCCAAGAAGACGATGCAAAGGCTTATGGAGATATTCAACGGGCATGAAGAACGAATGACCCTAAAGATCACGGGTGTGAGGGCTGAGGTATGAAGTGGGATTCAATCAAAAATTTGGTAGGCGCAGTAGCACCGACCATAGGAAGTGCCATAGGAGGCCCTGTAGGGGCCGGAGCGGGGAAAATACTCGCACAGGTGCTTGGGGTGCCAGCAGAGCCGCAGGCGGTTCAGAAGGCTCTTAGTGAAGCCTCACCGGAACAGCTAGCAGAGATCAAGAAGGCCGATCTTGCCTACAAAACCCGTCTTGCAGAGTTAGAAGTTGATATCTTCGAGCTTGAAAACGCGGATAGATCCAGTGCGCGGGAGATGGGGCGCGGGGATTGGACTCCTAAGGCTCTAGCGCTGTTGGCTTTTCTGTTCTTCGGCGGATATGTCAGCATGGTAACTCTGATTCCATACGAGCAGAACGAGGCGGTGATTAATCTAGTGCTTGGATACCTGGGAGGGATAGTCAGCGCCGTGGTTAGCTATTATTTCGGCGCCAGCAATAAGGGCGGGTAATCGCGTGATCCCTAAGATAATCCATCAGATTTACTTCGACCTGACAGGTAACGGGATAGAGCACTTCCCTATATTCCTTGAAAGCAAAGCAATCTGCGAAAGCTACACAGACTATGAGTACATTTTATGGGATGAGGTTTCCTGTCAAAAGCTAGTTAGTGAATATTATCCAGAATATGCCGATTTTTACTTGAACCTGCGGTATGAAATACAAAGGATTGATTTTGTGAGGTTTTGTATCCTGCATCGGTTTGGTGGTTTTTACATTGATATGGATATGTTCATATTGAAACCACTGGATGCGCTGACGGCTAAAGACTTCGTGTTTCACAACATCAGGCACGTCAAAAAAAATTACTCTTTTATTGAAAATGACTTCATTGGAAGCATTCAAGGTTCTCCGCTGTGGAAGCAGCTGATGAAAGAGTGTGTAGGTAATTATCGTGAAAAAGCCGCGATCAACATATATGACACATGGAAAGGCAGATTTGTCTTGCAGACAACAGGGCCGAAATTTCTTTCTAGGTTCATAAAGCAGAGGTTTCCTAAGTACAGACCGATGTGGCTGGCGCACACAAAATGGAGCGAAGACTCTATGGAGGGCTATTACATCAAGGATCACAAGGCGAACACATGGATAGATCACAAGAAAAAGGCTGTTAAGTAATGCTAGAAGTCGCTTACATCGCCACAACGGACGTTATTCCGTACGTCAACAACGCTCGCGCACACAGTGAGCAGCAAGTAGGGCAGGTTGCAGCCAGCATCAAAGAGTTCGGGTTCAATAACCCTATACTGATAGATGAGCATAATGGCGTGATAGCTGGTCATGGCAGGCTAGCAGCCGCGCAAAAGCTAGGATTAGAACTAATACCTACGATAACTCTAGCAGGTCTTACAGAAGCGCAGAGAAAGGCTTACGTCATAGCAGATAACAAGCTGACAGAAAACAGCCGGTGGGATTTTGACCTGTTATCTCTAGAGATAGAACAGTTGAAGGATCTAGATTTTGACGTCGCGCTACTGGGTTTCAGCGAGGTTGAACTAGACGGCATATCATCCGAAGAAATGGATATGTCGGTTCTGGATGAGCTAGATGATGAAGAAGTGGACGGTTTCGAAAGTGACGTCAAGCGAGCCATACAGATTGAATTTGAAAGCGAGCACTACGATGAGGCGCAAGAGCTTATTAAGTTCTGGCGAGAAAATGAGGCGTATATCGGATATATGCTGATACAGCATCTACGAGCAGAAAAACAGAAGCTGTGATTGCGTTTATCCCGACAAAGGGCAGGGCGAGCACTAAGACGTATGAGCTTTTACAAGCTAGCGGCTTCACTGTGTATCACTTCGTTGAGCCACAGGAGTTTGATAGCTATGCGGTGCCAAACAAGGTGGATATCGGGCGTAACGATGGCGGCATATCATACGTTAGAAACTTCATGCTCGATTACGCCCAGAGAGAGGGTTTCAGGTATGTCCTGATGCTTGATGATGACATCAACGCTTTTGGGACAGCTAAGGGTGGCAAGGCGGTGAAGCAGCCTAACGCTGATGCGCTGATAAAACCGTTCAGCATCTTTAAGAAAGCTGATTTTGCGATTGGCGGGTTCAACTTACGCCAGTTCGCTTGGAGCGAAAAGAAACCGTACAGGGTAAACACCGGCAAAGCTGAGGGCTGCATCTTGTGCGACACCAGCAGGATAGACTGGCACTACAAGGATGACACAAAGGAGGACAAGGACTTTGTGATGCAGTGCCTAGACAATCGGCAGAGCTTTATATTTTTCTGCCGCACTTTCTACAACACTCCAGCGATCGGCACTAACAAGGGCGGGTTGAATGAACTATATCAAGCGAAGCGTGATGCAGTGTGGGCTAAGAAGATAGCGCGAGACTGGCCGCAATACTCGAAGCTGATAACTCAGTACGGACGCAGCGATGTGAAACTGGACTACAAGAAGAAAGCCCGAGATATGGGCTTGCCGGTAGTATGAAAGAGTTGAAACTCACTGAAGTAGCTCATAGCTACAGGATCGGCGACAAAGTTTCTAGCGTCCAGCCTAACGTGGTTGAAGATACGCTGTTTACGTTTAACGGCGAGGCTATCGGTTTCTACATCAAGGATTTAGGGAAGTATTCTAAGAAGGCAGCGCAACTTGCCGACATTGCAGATAGTGAGCTGCGAAGCCCTAGAGTACCGAAAACAGAAATGAGTAGAGGGCCACAGGGTAACAAGGCGCAGAAAGCTAAGCGGGCGGCAGAGGGGAAGAACCTAGTCACACAGTATTCAGTGATTCTAGGCGGCGTGCCGCCGAAGCCGCATATGCGGAGGCCATACCCCACGATCTCCAGCGTCCACTCAGTGAAAACCGCTAGGACGTTTATCAAGGCGATGCTAATGCTCTGCAGGGAAAGCCAGCAGATTATCGCTAAGGTAATGCCTGAGCAGTATGAAAGACAGAAACGGCTGATTGCTGAGAATGCGCCAGAGAAGTACAGGTTTGGTGAGCTATTCACTAGCTCTATCAGCAACTACAACATTTCAGCCGATTATCACAGGGATAACGCTAATCTGCAGGGCGGCGTGAACGTGATAATTGCAAAACGGAAGGATGCTACCGGCGGTAACACTACTATCCCTTCATACGGCGCAACCGTAGACAGCTCGGACAACTCTATGCTGGTATACCCAGCGTGGAGGGACTTGCATGGAGTCACGCCGATTGAGCCAACAGGAGAGGGGGGATACAGGAACACACTGGTTTTCTACCCGCTAAAAGCGTTCAAGGGGTTAAATTGATGGCAAGACCACTGACAGAAATAGACTGGGATCAAGTCAACAAGATGTGCGCTATCCACTGTACAGGGGAGGAGCAGGCTGCCATTTTGGGGATAAGTTACGATACGCTGAATCGTGCCTGCAAGCGCGAATATGAGCTCAGTTTTGCGGAGTATTTCAAGCAAAAGGCCAGCCACGGCAAAATGTCCTTGAGGCGCAAGCAATACAGCGCAGCGATGGATGGCAACACGACAATGCTTGTGTGGCTAGGCAAGAACTGGCTCAGTCAGTCAGACCAGCAAGAACCAGAAGCGCAAGACTTACCACCGATAGTCATAGAGCGAGCCAGTGAAGCTAACTAAGCCACAGGATGACATATTCTTCTGTGAAACGCGGTTCAGGGCGGTAGTAGCAGGTCGCCGGTTCGGTAAGACATACCTGTCCACGCATGAATTGATACGAGCCGCACTCAAAGCTAAGAACCAGAACTGCTGGTATGTCGCTCCTACTTACAAGGCGGCGAAAGAAATAGCCTGGGACATGCTCATAGATGCGCTGCCCGAAGGATACATAACGAAGAAGAACGAAAGCGCTCTCTCGCTGATATTGCGCAACGGCTCTACAATCTCCCTGAAAGGCGCAGAAAAGCCAGACAACCTGCGAGGCAGAGCGTTAGACTTTGCGGTGTTGGATGAGTTTGCAGATATGCGCCCTGAAGCATGGTATGAGGTGCTCAGGCCCAGTTTATCGGATCGCAAGGGGCAGTCATTATTCATAGGAACGCCAAAAGGCAGAAATCACTTCTATGACATCTGGACGCGAGGGACGGATGGCGAAGAGGGCTGGCAATCCTTCCAATACACGACCATCGAGGGCGGTAATGTTGAGGAAGATGAGATTGAGGCAGCGCGGAATGACCTAGACGAAAGGACGTTCCAGCAAGAGTATGAAGCTCGCTTTGTTAATTATCAGGGCATCATCTACTACGCATTCAGCAGGGAGGAGAGCGTACAGAGGGGCGGTTTAGCTGATGAGCTACACATAGGCATGGACTTCAACTTAGACCCTATGAGCGCCGCTGTGTGCGTTAGGGAAGGTGATATTATCCATGTGGTAGATGAGATAGTTATCTACGGCAGTAACACTGATGAAATGGCTGATGAGATACGGCAGCGATACGGCGACAGAAGGATTACAATATACCCTGACCCAGCCAGCAAGCAGAGAAAGACTAGCGCGGGAGGGCGGACAGACTTATCAATCCTTCAGAACGCTGGGTTTGCGGTAAAGGTTCGGAACAGTCACCCTGCTATCAGGGACAGAATTAACAGCGTGAACAGCCGGCTCTGCTCAAGTAGGGGTGAGCGCAAACTGTTCGTTGACTCCAAGTGTAAGCAGACGATCGCGGGCTTGGAAAGACAAACCTACAAAGAAGGCACCAGCCAACCAAACAAAGATGGCTACGACCACATGAATGACGCACTGGGATATCTGGTGGAATACCTATATCCAATCAGGAAACAAAGAGAAATTGAACAACCAGTGAGGTGGACCTAGTGGCAACGAACATCGAATATCAGCACCCCGACTATGATGCCAATGAAAACAGGTGGGAGCTTTATGTTCGCTCATACCTTGGGGGTGAGGAGTATCAGGCAGGCAACTACCTGACTGGCTACCAGAATGAGTCAGAGAATGAGTATGCCCGACGCATCAACCTAACCCCGATAGATAACCACTGCCGCAACGTGGTTCACATCTACAGTTCTTTCTTGTGGCGCACTCCGCCGGTTAGGGTATTCAATTCACTAGCGAACAATCCAGCCCTCGAGGCCGCTTTAAATGACGCTGATTTAGACGGCGCTGGCTTAAATAGTTTCATGAAGCAGGCCCAGATCTGGTCATCGGTTTATGGTCATGTCTGGATTCTAGTAGACAAGCCAGAGTCTAACGCGCAAACAAGAGCGGAGGAGCTAGACCAAGACATACGGCCTTATCTGTCGCTGTTTACCCCTGAAAACGTCTTCGACTGGAAGTGGGAGCGCACGCCCTCTGGACGCTTTGAACTGACCTACCTGAAGCTAAGGGAAGCGGTAGACCGTGAGAACGCGACAACTAAGGTGAGCTACTACCGCATCTGGCGCAAAGACACGATCCAGCAATGGAAGTCTGACGGCGACAAGGAAGAAATGATTAGCGAAATAGATAACCCATTGGGCAAGATTCCAGCGGTCTATCTACCTGCTCAGCGCAGTGTCACCCGTGGGGTGGGAATTAGTGACCTGTCAGACATCGCTTACATGCAAAAGGCCATCTACAGCGAGCTTTCAGAGATTGAGCAACTAATCCGCATCAGCAATCACCCCTCTCTGGTTAAGACCTACGACACAGATGCGAGCGCGGGAGCAGGCGCTGTGATCAATGTTCCTGATGACATGGACAACTCAGTTCAGCCGTACCTGTTGCAGCCCTCAGGGCAGAACATCAACAGCATCCGCGAGTCTATCAAGGACAAGGTGGAGTCCATCAACCGCATGGCCCAGATGGGCGCTGTACGCGGCACAGAAGCGAAGACCATGTCAGGCATTGCTATGCAGACCGAGTTCCAAATGCTTAACGCCAAACTGTCAGAAAAAGCCGACCTGCTGGAGTTAGCCGAGGAACACTTGTGGACGT